AAAGGCTTACGTGCTTTAAGACAGGAAAAGAGGTTGGAATTTTCCTACTTCCCCCGTATCGACACACTGAGGGAAGACGTGCGAGAAAAGATTTATCGCGGGGCAGCTAACATTAAAGCTTTCTGGGCTGAGGGAATTGAATATCCAGTTAAGGCTTTTACTCCGGCACCGAAGGGGGTATCTCTAACGGCATAATTCGAGGCCGTCCGCAAAGCTTCAGGGACATTCCCAGAGATTATGGAAGAGATAATTTTCCCACCACCTGCTATCATTTTCGGTAAAGATTCAGAGATGGCATCCCTAAACCGTTCCCATATTCCCTTGGTGGTTGTCGGCGTTAAAGGCGACATTGCGGTCGACGCCTTAACGGTCTGCAACACTTTAGAATAGGTAGCTGGATCAGCGTGCGACATGGAGCGAGACACAACAACGCTGCCTATGAACTCATGGTGAAAAACTGCTTCAAGTTCATAGAGATCAGAAGCCTGCCCTGCTATTCCAAACCCTAGGATATTAGCATCATTTCCAGTGGGCAGAGTGGATGCTTGAAAATCCGCATCAGAGGGAACAGCAGGTCCAGAATACATTATGACAGCATCCCATTCATCGTCACCAACTCTGTTGATTTCAGTGTACGGATTAGCCGACAACAAATCGAACGACTTATTGCCTCCTATGTCCGCGTGATCGGGGTCTTCATACGAAATAATTACTCCATTGCGATTCATCAGTTGTCCGACATATTTGATCCGCATACCAAATGCTACAACTCTTGCCTGTACTCCAGTGGCAGTGAAAGCTGACGAGGAATAAGGGAGTTGAGCATTTTGTACAAGAGAATGATTCGTGAAGCTACCGAACAGGGTCGAGCTTCCACCAACAGATGTTGCACCAGACATCGTTATACAAGTAACGTTGTTAGCAGCAACAGGTTTACAGAGAGCAAACCCGTATCCTGTAGTTCCAAGACGAAACTGAGTTCGGATGCGAGTCACGATTTTTGAAGATGGGATAGGGAAGTCTGCTGAGGGCAGACAAACACCTTGAGGTGTGTCGAAAGGGTTAGCTAAGGCCGAAAGATAATCAACCGAACAATCAGGAACAGTAAAAACGGACTTTACTGCTCCTTTGGAATTCACAACTTTAGTTGCAACCTTTGGTGGTTGTTTCCTCTTAGGGTTATTTTTAGCTTTAGTTAGCTTTGGGTTTGCGCGAGAAGTCATGTGGTTAATGCAGATGCCTGGTTACGACTTTCCAACAAGTCGGGTTATTTCACTAGAGTTTTCCTTCTCTTTCTCATACCACCTCCCTCTACGTATGAGCCATTCTCCATTTTACTCATAGTCAGCCCATAATTTAGGCCACAATGAGTTGAAGGGTAACAATATCGGAAGATCGACCTTCTCCAGAGCCCTCAACTGCTCCTTCAACAGGTCTGTCTCTTCAGGAGAAATTCCATAGCGATCCCATAAAAAACTATGGAACTCCTCCACGTCCAACTCTTCAGCTTGGCAGTCTACTTCAAGCCGGTACTGGTTCTCCTTCAGTTTCAAATCATTCTCAATAACTTTGGAGCGGTAGAACTTCATTAAATCACCCAATATCGGATAATTCTCTGGAATAGTTCCCACTCCCTGGGCTAAAGCATAGGCCGCTTTCCGCCAGGCAATTCGGGGAGGGTCCCCCTTGTAAATCTCACAAGGGTCATTTAGCAATTTTCCCAATTTTATAGCTTGAGAAGGTAAAGGTAACCAAGTAAATGTAGTATTACCGAAGTTAGTACAGTTCGAAAAGAATGAACCCTTCAGAAACGTAACTCCGGCATAGGTAGAACTCAATTTAAATTTTGATTCGAAGCCAAATTGCGATTGGTACTTCGGTAAGTCCGTTATCTCAATCGTGTCACTTCGAAAAAAACCCCACGTTGTCAAGGCATTATTTAAAGAGTTCCCTATTGTGGTGTCAGGGCCACCTGTGGCCCGTTGAATCGGCATTACGATTTTATCCTTCCAATCTAGGGACTTTTCCTCATATACGGCAGAACTCACCGTTGCTTTATAGAGATTAGATAAGATATCAGGTGGGCAAAGCAATAATTCCAAGATGGAATACTCAAAATGTAGGGCATGTACACCCTGTGTCCTGTCAAATTTGGAGAAATCAATCTCTCCGTATTTGACCGTTGTTGAGTCATGAATCAAAAAGAACGTGTCATCGCCCGCAAAAATAAACGTTGCTCTTCTTGTTCCTTGGAAAACCCACGAGTAG